CTTGCTACAAATTGGGAGTTACGCTAAGTGAAACTACTACACGACGGCCGTAAATACCTTTGGTACGCTAGATGGCGACAGTTAGTATTTGCGCAAAAACGTGAAGTGGTTTTTAGTTGAGAAGTTAAAAATATCAGGAGATATAAAAATGACGAGTGTCAACGCATTGAATAACGTAAGTAGGAGAAATATAAACGTACTCATTGACGCTATCGAGCAATTCAGAACCTTAGACGCAGATATGCCGACTCAGACCTTGTTAGCGTTTCTATACACGAAAGTGCTAGAAGACGAGGCAGACGGAGCGACTGTGCGACAAATCGCTGGCAAGCTGCACACTACTAGTTCATCTGCGAGCCGTAACATTTTAGCTCATACAGAAATTAACAGGCATAGAAAGGAAGGTACGGGTCTGGTAGAGACTTTTGAAAACCCAATGAAGAGGAACGAGAAAATAATACGCATTACGAGTAAAGGTGAGCGTTTTTTAAACTCAGTTTTAGGTCGCCTTGCGTTTGCATCTTAAAACACTTCTTTAAAACACCCATTTAAAACACACTAACATTTGCACAGTCTAATCACTGTGCTTTTGCGTGTCTGACTATAAATAACGAGGAATATAACATGGCTATATCAGATCAAAGTAACGGCACTCATGCAGTGTCATTTATGGTTCAAAAGAAACGCTATCGTTACGGTGGTTTTGCTTCAGTAGATGATGCTGAATTGTTTGAGAAGCAAGCGCGTAATGACTTGAAAAAGGGTAAGGAAGTCACGCCCCCAAACTTCTCAAAAATAGCTAAGAAAGCTATTCAAGATATGACGGTTGGCTTCTGGCTTAACAAGACTTATCGAATGTACTGGCAGGACAAAGCCAGCCCCGAAAAGATCAGGCTAAAGATGAAAGAAGCGACTGCATGGTTTGGTAACAACACCTGCATTAACGACATAACAACTGTGTCTCTTGATGATTGGATTTTGCATTTAAAGGCTAAGGGAAATGCCAACGCAACAATCAACCGCAAGCTGGCGATTATGTCAAAGATGCTCAAGTACGCTGACGAAAGTGTACGGTTAAATCACTTCCCTAAAATCCATAGACAGCAGGAGCGTAACGGACGTGTTCGCTATGTCACCCCTAACGAAGAAATCAAGATCATGGCTACTCTTGACCACTGGCACTTACCTGATCTGAAGGACTCTATAAGCGTCCTGATTGACACAGGACTTAGACGCTCAGAGTTAGGTAAACTTAAACCAAAGGACGTTGAGGGGACTGTTATTGAGGTGTGGGACGGTAAGGGTAACATTGACCGAACCGTACCCATGACAAGTCGAGTTAGAGAAATCATGGCGAGGCGTGTACAGGCCCAAGAAAGGGTTGGTAAGCTGTTCCCTGTGAACATTGATACCCTCTCTCGTAAGTGGGACAAAGTACGCTTTCACTTGGGCTACGATGATCTAGTTTTACACTGTTTCAGACACACCACAGCGAGTCGATTAGTACAGCGTGGCGTAGGCTTAAAAACAGTAAAAGAGTGGATGGGCCACAAGGTCATAACGACTACGCTAAGGTACGCGCATTTAAGCAGTAAGAACCTTACTGACGCTGTTGCAGTCCTAGAGCAGTAATGTGTATAATCGCATCCTCTCTTCGGGGAGGTTCGCCTGTGCCGATGTGGTGGAATTGGTAGACACGCTAGATTCAAAATCTGGTTTCTTCGGGAGTGACGGTTCGAGTCCGTCCATCGGCACCAACAGGAGATATATATGCACCTTGCATTTAAGGTGGTAATTTTAGTTGTAATTCACCAAACACCAGTTGTAATTACCCTGCCCCTATCTACACAATATACTTAACTATCAGGTACTTAGCTATCACCGCGAGAGATTCAAAATCCTATCCCTTCTTTAAACCCTCCTGTTCTAACAACCATAACCATACCCTAAAAGCCCTACAGCGCGTATATGTACGCCTGAACCATATTGATGCCAATGTGGGAGGACATTTTAGTAATTACCAATTTATTGCATTTTGTAGTAATCCAGTAGTAATCAATAAACCCTTTTTTACTTGACTTGTCCCACTAATGATGAAAGCACATTAGCGTACCGTCATAAGCTAACCCCCGTATCTCCCTAGGAGTAGTCCCTATGTCATACCAATACACATCACAAGAACTCTTCAACATCCAGTGCGATATGGAGCAGGAAATGTTAGATAAAGGTGTTAAGCGTTATAGAAAGAATTTAATAAAGACTCAAGAGAAAGGGTTAGAAGCTGACTCAAATTATGGCAATCTTTTGATGAAACAGAGCATTGATAAAATCGTTTTAGAGTTAGATAAATACATTTGTATAGCCCTCAATGGTGACGCTGGCCCTCATGCTACTTCAGCTAAGATTCTCTCAACCCTAGACTTGGAAGTGGCTTCGTATCTCGCACTAAAGACAATCGTGAATAGCATTAGTAAATCAATAACTTTAACTCAAGTTTGTGTTGCGATTGGGCAATCAATCCATGACCAGCACCTTGGCGACAGGTTTCAGCAAAACAATAAACCGTGGTTTAAATCGACAATGGACTACGCAGCAAAACGTAAAGCAAGCCGCCACCACAAAAAATTAAGGATGCGAAAAGCAGCAGATAAGGCCAATACAATCTATAACACGTGGGATACTCAAGAGCTATACCATATAGGTTCTAAGCTAGTCGATATTGTGATTCAGACAACAGGTATGGTGAGAATCAGTACAGTACGCACGTCAAATAAAAAGACCACGTACCATCTAAATGCGACACCTGAAATCCTAACGTGGATTAGAGACATTAATTCTATGTCTGAAGTCCTGACCCCTGAAGCCTTACCCTTTGTCATACCCCCGAAAGATTGGCAGACTGTGACCTCCAACGTGACCCACTCAAACGTGTGGATTCGGAAGTTCTCGATGATAAAGACCCGTAACAAGTCTTTGTTAGAAGAGTTGGATGGAGACACATGTATGCAGCAAACGATTGACGGTGTTAACGCATTGCAGCAGACAGCATTCAAGATTAATAAACGTGTCATTAAATTGCAAAGGCAGTGTTGGGAATCAAATATGGCATGGGGTGGTATACCAGCGCGGGGTAAAATAGAAATGCCTCCTTCACCCTTTCCTGATGTACGCACTAGAGACCTCAACGAAGAGGAACAAAAGGTGCTTTGGAAACACAAGAAAGTATGCCAAGGACTCTACGAAAAGCAGACCTCAAACCTTAGCAAACAAGTATCGTTTGAACTTAGCCTAAAGGTCGCTGAACGCTTCCAAAAGTTCCCTGCATTACACTTCATTTATCAGTGTGATTATCGTGGACGTTTATACCCCATTGCTCAGTACCTTTCCCCTCAAGCTAACTCTATTATCAAGGCTCAATTAACGCTGGCTAATGGCGCACCGATTGACACGTATGAAGAGTTAACGTGGTTGTATCATCATGCAGCCAATGTGTTCGGATACGATAAGAAGCCTATTGCAGAACGTATACGTTTGATTGAAGAAATGATGCCTGAAATTATCGCTATTGATGACGACCCTCTAAACAACACAAGCTGGAAAGATTGTGATGACCCTTGGAACTTCCTAGCGGCTTGCTTTGAGATTGCAGCGTTCCAACGTGAGGGTTATGGGTTCGTATCACACATAGGAATTGCCCTTGATGCCACCAACTCTGGCTTACAGATATATTCCTCAATGCTAAGGGATGAGGCGGGTGCAAAGGCTACTAATGTGACTGCCTCAGAGACTCCCGCAGATGTTTATAGGGACGTGGCAGAAATAACTGAGCGTAAGTTAATGGAAGAGGCTTTACTGTCCACTGATGAGGCTCTATGGGCTAAGACTTGGCTTGAGTCTGGACTTGTGGATAGGGCTTTGACGAAGACCCCAACTATGACTAAGGTTTACTCAGCAACATTGTTTTCATGCCGAGACTCAGTACGTGACAAGCTGACTGAACGGTTCGACACTGGTAAGGCTATTAACCCCTTCGGTAAAGATGAGGATGCTTTTATCAGAGGTACTTTTTACCTAGCAAAAGTGATCTGGTCATCTATTAGCGAATGTGTTGTTAGCGCACAGATGTGTATGGATTGGATGACAAAGATTGCAAGAGATATATCAAAGTTGCAGATACCTATTATCTGGCAGACTCCTAGTGGATTCAAAGTTATTCAACAATACCCTGAGTACAAGAGCCTGAGAATCCAGACTCACATTGATGGTCACTTGATGCGTCCTAGGTTATCTAACCCTGACTATCAAAAGGTAGATAAGAAGAAAGCAGCTAGTGGACTCTGCCCTAATTTCATTCACTCATTGGACAGTTCGTATTTAATACTGACAGTGCTTAAATGCAAATCAGAGGGTTTAAATAATTTCTGGATGATACACGACAGCTTTGGCACAACAGCTAAACACGCTGCAACATTAGCGAAATGTTTAAGAGAGGAATACGTGCGTATGTTTACCGAGCATGATGTGATTAATGACTTCCGAGACCAGATGCTTAAGGCTGTGCCTGAAGTCGATGAAGCACCTAAGCGTGGCAACCTAGACATTAATGAAGTTCTAAACTCTAAGTATTTCTTTAACTAGTGCTTGACTTGTCCCACTAATGATGAAAGAACATAAACGTGCCGTTATAGCCTACAGCACCAAACTAAACGGAGTAGTCAATGGAAAACCAGATAGCCCTAATGATTTATTACATCATTAACAGTCAACCAGTACCCCTAGATATGACAGTGGCCCTTCTCGCGGAGGGCATTGACGTGTCTACATTAGAAGCTAAATACCAATCATAAAGAGAGTATTAGATTATGGCAGCAAAGAAAATATTAATGACCCCAAAAGGCTCTGCGGAGTGGGTGAAGTTATTTACCCCTGACTTTAAGTATGAAAAGCTAGGTTCATACTCACTCAATCTTAAAGTGGCAGAAGACGAAGCCGAGGCGTTAACTACTGAGTTAAGTAGGCAGGTTGATGCTTGCTACAACGCTAAGTTAAAGGAGAACCCTAAGCTTAAAAACAAGATGGTTAAACGCTTACCTTATGAACAGCTTCTTAATGATGATGGTGAAGATACAGGCTTTATTGAGTTTAAAATAAAGATGAAAGCGCGTGTTGAAATGAAGGATGGAACCAGCTTCACACAGAAGCCAGCAGTCTTTGATGCTAAAGGTAAACCCATAACCGAGGCAATCAAAATTGGTAATGGCAGTATATGTAAAGTTGCCTTTGAACCAGTCCCTTACATGCTTGCGTCTACTAAAGAAGCCAGCCTATCCCTACGTCTAAAGTCTGTTCAGTTGGTTGAACTACGGGATTTTACTGGCGTGGAAAATCCATTTGACACAGAAGAAGGTTATGAGTTTGAAGAACCCAAAGAACCCACAGACCACGGAATCTTCACTAAAGGTGACTTCCCCACAGACGGAGAAGAAGCCGAAGACTACAAAGAAGATGACTTCTAAGCAAGTTAAGTATCGCTCAGGCTTGGAGAAGAATGTAGCTTTCGACTTAAACAAGAGGGGTATTGAGTTTCAGTATGAACATGAACGTATCCCTTATGTTGTTGAAAGAAAATACCTCCCTGACTTCCAGCTACCCAATGGCATTTACATAGAAGCTAAAGGGTGGTTCAGGGATGAGGACTGTCGCAAGATGAGGCTACTCAAAGCCCAATATCCTGAGAAAGAATTTCGATTCTTATTCCAAAACCTAAACACCAAAGTTCAGTCTAAAAGATACACGAACCAGCAATGGGCAGAGAAGTATAACTTTGCCTATTG